GCAACCCCTGCGGTTGTTGAGAACAAGCCCGTCAAGCAAGTCTTGCGGGATACGCCAATTTCCGTTGCGAGCAACCGAAGCGCTGAGTACAAAGCCACCAAGACGGACGGCATTCAGATTCGCGGATGCGGTGCAGCTACCAAAGGCAAGATGGCACGCGGCCCTATGGCTTGATAACTTATGAACTACGCTACGCTGTCTGCGACCATTAGTAGCTATTTGCAGAACTACGAGACAGACTTCGTAGCGACTATTCCTACGTTTGTTAAGCAAGCGGAACAACGCATCTACAACTCGGTGCAGTTCCCTTCGTTGCGTAAGAACGTGCTAGGTCTTGTAAGTGCAGGTAATCAGTATCTGGCGGCTCCTGACGACTTCCTTGCGCCGTACTCTTTGGCGGTTGTGGACAACACTGGTCGGTATCAGTTCTTGCTTAACAAGGACGTTAACTTCATTCGTGAGGCGTACCCGACCGTAGCCGGTACAGGCTTGCCCAAGTACTACGCTATCTTTGGCCCACGATCTACGGAGCCGGCAGAACTGTCGCTCATCCTTGGCCCTACGCCGGACTTGGCGTACTCGGTGGAGCTGCACTACTACTTCTACCCAGAGTCGATCGTTACGGCCTCTACGACGTGGCTTGGGGATAACTTCGACACGGTGCTGCTGTACGGATGTCTGGTCGAAGCGTACACGTTCCTCAAGGGTGAGGCTGACTTGCTGGCGCTCTACGACGGCAAGTACAAGGAAGCTCTGGCATTGGCCAAACGCCTGGGGGATGGTATGGATCGTCAAGATGCCTACCGTTCTGGGCAGTATCGACAGCCGGTAAACTGACATGGCGCTTACGCAAACCCTCGTCACCAGCTTCAAAAAAGAGAGCTGGCAAGCCATTCACAACCTGGAAACAGACGTGCTTAAGCTCGCGCTGTACACAGGCGCGGCCACACTCGGTGCGAGCACAACGGCTTACACCGTGACTGGCGAGACGACGGGGCCTGGATACACAGCAGGCGGCAAGACGCTGACGGGGGCTACGCTTACGACGGACGGGACAACCGCCTACGTTGACTTTGCGGATACGGTCTGGACTGGGGCTAACTTCACGGCTCGCGGCGCGTTGATCTACAACTCCAGCAAGGCCAACCGTGCGATTGCCGTTCTAGACTTCGGTGCGGATAAAACCGCGATCAACACGTTCACTGTACAGATGCCGGCGAATGGCGCGAGTACGGCGTTAATTCGCTTTGCGTAAGGTGGGATATGGCGCTGACGATCAAAGACCGGGTTAAAGAATCTACAACGATGACTGGCACGGGCGCCATCACGCTTGCTGGGGCGCCTGTAGGATTCCAGACTTTCTCCACCATTGGCAACGGCAACACCACGTACTACGCCCTCTACAGCACCGTCATCAATGAGTGGGAAGTAGGGATCGGCACGTACACCTCGGCCTCCAACAGCATCGCTAGAACCACTGTCCTGGCATCGAGCAACGGCGGCGCGCTTGTAAACTTTGCGTTTGGAGCTAAAGAAGTCATCTGCGGATTGCCCGCATCGGTTTTTGCAGGCGTCCAAACAAAACTTAATGACCTAGTCAGCGTCAAGGACTTCGGCGCGGTTGGTGATGGTGTTACGGACGACACGGCGGCGATCCAGGCTGCAGCTGCACAGTCTCCTTACTACACACCCCCCGGCACATACGTATCTAGCACCGCAAACGCCACGCTACTATCGGGAAAACAGTACGGAGTAGGGCAGATAAAAACTGCGGATGCCAATAAATCTGCACCATATTTTTCCGTTGTCTCGACGGCCCCTTCGTCATTTGGGAATGAAAGCTCTATATTGACGGCTTTTAATGGCGACCTGTCAAGATGCCAATTCCCCGTTGGCCATTCGATTACCGGAACCGCAACGCTTGGTCAACCAACAACAGGCTACCTGTATCGCCCTGAAGCAGCGCCGCACTACACATTCCTATACAATTCGTCCGGCTGGAACCAATCTACAAGTGGGAACGGGGGGCGCACAGGGGCAACCGCATACCGCACAAAAGTATTTCAAGCCGGTCAAGGGGATTCAGTCTGTTATAACGGGTCTGTTTTTGTAACCGGGACAAAAGCTGGAAGCACTGATTTTCTGGCAAATCCTGCGGGATCTTTATTTAATGGGGACATGGCCGCCGGAGCTGCGGGCGTGTATTTAAACCCCTACGAAACATTCTGCAGCGATCAAGGCTACGATGTAGCCTGTGTTGGTGTTGTAAACAACTTTGAAAGAACTGTTTCTACGGGTGCAAAAAGCGCGGTCTGGCTCGGGTACCGTGCACAAAGTGTGGGTGCGGCATCCTGCGATGCGATCGTGTCTGCTACAGGAAAATGGGTAACAGGTGTTGATTTAGCTATAGGCACTTTGGATTTTGGAACAAACAAAGCGGCTATCAGTCTTAAGGCCGATGACCGTATTTACTTCAACAACACCGCTGTTGCTTCTGGAAACTTGGTCGCTGACTGGAGAACCACGGTATTCAATAAAGACTACCTGGAATACAACACGGCAGGCGGGTTTATCCAATTTGTTAGAAACAATAGCTCAAAATTGCAAATAGGGACAACGAATATTCTGGTAGCCAATGCCGTATTAGGAGTCAACAACGGTACGGGTGGAAGTACTGCATGGATTAGAGACAGGCAGGTTGGATTTGCGCTTCCTACGGGCACCACCAATACGGCGACGTTTGATACGGCTACCGTGACAACCGCGAGATTGGCTGAGTACGTTAAAGGTATGGTGGAGCGATTGCACGCCTCAACATCTGGCGCGCATTGGCTATTTGGAGCTTAAAATGAATAACGAGCAAGATATTTCTATTGCTGAAAAAACTTCAGCAAAAAACAGCTGTGTTCTGCCGCATAAAGATGTCCAAAGGTTTTTGCTCGACGTAATTGAGCAGTCTAACTTTCCTGGAAAACTTGTTGAGTTTGTGTCCGGCGTAAAAGACGTAATAAAAAACGCGGCGATTAGTAACGCGGATTAAAGTTAACTCAAGGAGTGCCCATGTTTGGTGAAGCGGCTTTCTGTGCTGCTGCTTTCGCGGCACCTGCGGTTGTTACCTATCCCACGGGGTGGGTGTTGGTTAACTCGGATCAGAGCACTATCTGGCAGAATGTCAGCAACCCCTCTACCGCTACATGGGCACAAGTCAGCACGGTGCAGACCCCTAGCTGGACGCCGGTAACAACACTATAAGGAGGCGTCATGCCTAGTTCATACACACCATCGCTACGCTTGACGCTGCCCGTTACGGGCGAGCTTGCAGGTTCCTGGGGGTCTACGGTCAACACGGGTGTGACGACCCTGGCTGAAGCGGCGATCGCAGGCACTTCTGCGGTGGCCATGACGGATGCTGACTACACGCTGACGACGGCGAATGGTGCGACTGACCAAGCGCGGAACATGTTCATCACGCTGACTGGGACGTTGACGGTCTCGCGTAACGTGATCTGCCCGTCGGTCTCCAAGCTCTACGTAGTGACGAACAGCACCACCGGCAGCCAGAACATCGTGTTTAAGACGTCGGCAGGCGCAGGCATCACAGTCGCCAACGGCCAGCGGAAAATGCTGTACTGCAACGGCACGGATGTGGTGGATGCAACGACGGGTTTCACGTCTCTGATTTTTGATGCGGGCACCGCCAGCGCACCTTCTATTGCGTTTGCAGGCAGCACCAATACGGGCTTCTGGCGTCCAGCGGTGTCCACTGTCGCCCTGAGCACTGCGGGCGTTGAGCGTCTTCGTGTGGCGTCTGGCGGCAATGTCGGAATTGGCACAGCGTCACCTGCAACCAAATTGAATATCTCTGGAGTAGACGACTCAATCCGAATTAGTTCCAGCAACTACTATGGCGCGTTGCAGTTCTACTCAACAGTGAGCGGAACGGACAAGTTGACGGGCGGCTTGCTACAGTACGCAGGCGTCGGCCTGATAATGGATGCGGGGGTGGCACAAGGGCTTATTTTCCGAACTGACAACGGATCCGAGCGGATGCGCCTGGATGCCTCCGGCAACCTCGGGTTTGGGACATCCACCTTCGGCAGCTCCGCAGCCAGAGTCATCGGCATGGCCAACGCAACGGCGCCAACAACGAGCCCAGCGGGTATGGGTCAGCTCTACGTAGAAGCGGGCGCTCTCAAGTTCCGAGGCTCCTCGGGTACGGTCACTACCATTGCTCCGGCTTAAAGGTACCTATGGGTCACGAAATCATCGCCATCCTCTTCCTCTCGCGGGACATCGCGCACCGGGAACATTTAAGGACAACGTCCTACGCTGCGCATATCGCGCTGCAAGAGTTCTATGAGGGCGTCATTGAGGCCGCCGATAAGCTGGCAGAAGTCTGCCAAGGCCGTCACGGGATGATGAAGCCGGTTCCCTACCTGGAGCCGGAAGGCGAGCCCAACGTGGCCGACGAACTTGAGTACCAGATGGACGAGATCGAGAGCGCTCGGTACAAAGCCTTCGACAAGACGGACACGCCAATCCAGAACATCGTGGACGAGATCGTGGCCCTGTACCTGCACACGCTCTTCAAGCTCCGCCGGTTTAAGTAGGAGGCACCATGTTAAGCGCACTGATTTCTTTTCTCGGGGGATCGTTTGCCCGCGCCATATGGGGCGAAATCTCGTCCTTCATCAACAAACGCCAAGACAACGCACACGAGTTGGAAATGCTGCGCTTGCAAAGCGATATTGACGACCGCGCTCACGCACGCAATCAAGAGACGCTGCAACTGCAAGCCCAGCTCGGCATTAAAGTCATCGAAGCGCAGTCCCAGGCGATGGTGGATAAAACCGATGCTGATGCGTTTGGCGCGGCGATGGCCCGTGCTTTTGCACCGACCGGCTACTCTGTAGTGGACATCTGGAACGGCGTTGTGCGGCCCGCAGCCGCTACGATCGCGCTGACCCTGTGGGTGTGTAAGCTGGTCTCGCAGAACTTCCAGATGGGTGACTGGGACATGGAGCTGGTAGGGGCTATCCTCGGGTTCTTCTTTGCTGACCGGAGCTTGGGCAAACGTGGAAAATGAGCCGCAACTGATCATCGCTGCGGGCCTGTGCAGGCGCTTTGAAGGGTTGTTTTTGAAGCCGTATTTGTGCCCGGCCAATGTGGCGACGATCGGCTTCGGATCCACGCGGTATGCGAACGGGACACGGGTTACGCTGAGTGACCCGGCAATTACCAAGCAACGCGCAGAAGAGCTGCTGATGCACGAGCTTCGCTCCGTGCAGCCGAGGGTGTTGAGTCTTTGCCCAGTCCTTAAAGACTGGGGGCCTGGGGCGATTGCTGCGATATTGGATTTTGCTTTCAACCTCGGTACTGGTAACCTGCAATCATCCACGCTGCGCAAGAAAATCAACGCAAACGATCCAGAAGCCGCAAAACAAGAACTGCGTAAATGGGTTCGAGGCGGTGGTCGGGTGCTTCCAGGATTGGTTAGTCGCCGGGCTGCAGAAGCCGCACTATTGGGGTAGAAACAGTGACCATTCAAAAACTGCTATTCAAGCCGGGCATCAACCGCGACAACACGGCGCTCACTGCTAAGGGCGGGTGGTTTGAGTGCGACAAGATCCGCTTTCGATCGGGCGTGCCCGAGAAGATCGGCGGCTGGACACGCGACTTCACCGTTACCGAAGAGCCCCTCAAACCGACTAACAACGGGTCGTTCTGGGGCGTCGGGCGCTGGATGTTCACATGGCAGACGCTGGCCGGTACCACGCCAATTGTCTATGGTACCAACTCCAAGCTGTACCTGCAGACCGGCACGGGTGGGGCAATCACCGACATCACGCCACTGCGCTACACCACCAAGGCCGGTGACGTCACGTTCACAGCCAACACGGTCGGCCTGACGGCCGTCGTCACGGTCAACTGCACGAACCACGGCTGTATCGTAGGCGACTTCGTGACCTTCTCAGGCGCTGTTGGGCTGGGGGGTGCGATCACGGCCACGGTGCTGAACTCCGAGTTCCTCGTAACGACAATCACCACCAACACGTTCACCATCAACGTGGGCGTCAATGCGACGGTGGCCGATACGGGCACAGGCGGAGCGGGCGTTATTGGGTACTTTCAGGTACATGCAGGCCCGACCTACACCCTCCCCGCTGCCGGCTGGGGTACGAATGCTTGGGGTGACGGCGCTTGGGGTAATACGGCATCCAACTACGCCAGCTCAAACGCGCAACTGTGGAGCGGGTGCAATTACGGCGAAGCACTGATCTCGAACCCCCGGTACTCGGGGCTGTATATCTGGTCACCGGATCCGAGCAGCCCCTCGCTTATCAACCGCGCCACGCTGCTTACGCAGCAAGCGTTTACCGTTACAAATGCTAACCCCGGCGTCATCACGCTGACGACGGCGCTCGAAGAAAACACGACATTCGTTGCAACAACCAACGGGGCGCTGCCGACCAATTTGGTTCCCGGCACTACGTACTACTTAGTTAACGTGTCTGGGTTGACGGCGAACTTTGCAGCGACATTTGCTGGCGCCCCGATAAACACTACTGCGGGTACCCAAACGGGTACTCACGCACTGACCGTTGCCGATTGCCCGACCGTGTGTACACACGCCACTGTGTCTGATGGTTCGCGGTTCATTCTGACTTTTGGCGTCAACGACTACAACGCGAGTGTGCGTGACCCCATGCTGGTGCGGTGGTCAGACCAAGAAAACTACAACATCTGGACTCCGGCCATTACCAATCAGGCGGGTAGTTTCCGACTTAGCCGGGGCAGCGAGATCCAGACATCGCAACAAACACGTCAAGAAGTCTTGGTGTGGACGGATGCCGCGCTGTACTCCATGCAGTACCTTGGCCCGCCGTATGTCTGGAAGTTCGACATCCTGGCCGACAACATCTCAATCGCCTCGCCCAACTCGACGGCAGTGGCCAACAACATCACGTACTGGATGGGGGTGGACAAGTTCTACATCTACTCAGGCCGGGTGGAGTCCTTGAGCTGCACGCTTCGGCAGTACATCTTTGGCGATCTGAACCTGAGCCAGCGCTATCAGTTCTTTGCGGGTACCAACGAGGGGTTCCACGAAATCTGGTGGTTCTACTGCTCTGCGAACTCCACCACGATCGACCGCTACGCCATTTACAACTACCTCGAAGGCGTGTGGGCGTATGGCAATCTAGCTCGTACTGCTTGGCTTGACTCGCCGTATCTCGCTGCGCCTATCGCGTTGAACTACGATGGCCAGATCCTGTACCACGAGAACGGCAACGACGACGGATCGACGAACCCACCCTCCCCACTGGCGGCCTACGTGCAATCCGCCGACTTTGACATCGGTGAGGGCGACCATTACGCATACGTTGATTCGCTCATTCCGGACGTTTGTTTTGACGGCTCAACCGCCGTGTCTCCGGAGATAACGCTGACTGTTAAACCTCGGCAGAACCCAGGCGCTGCTTACAACGCTGCGCCGTCAAACCCCGATGTGGCCAGCGTCAACGACTACTCTGTGCAGAACAACTACCTCGTGCAGCGGTTCACTGAGTTCGTTTATGTGCGGGTTCGCGGGCGGCAGATGGCGTTCAAGGTGGAGTCCACCGCGCTGGGTACAACGTGGCAGATGGGCGCGACGCGCATAAACATCCGTCCTGATGGGCGCAGGAGATAACTATGACGTCTCTAATCGTCACGTCGGAGTACCCCATCAACCAAGTGGTGGCTCCTCGGCTGCCCTCCGCCCCAGGCGAGTACGACTCGCGCTATCAAGAGCAGTTCGCCAATGTTTTGCGGCTGTACTTCAGGCAACTCGACAACATCTTAGGACAACTCGTGGCTGCTAACACGTCTATACCCATCACGTTCAATAGCACGAGTCTTGATGCTTTCGGGCGGCTCCAAGTCAGCCAGCCCTACACGCTCTTTGATAGTCAGAATCGGTACGCAGTCGACAATCAGTTCGACACGTCTACTGCAACAGGCGGGACGACGACATATCTGCCAAACGAGTCGTCAGTTCAGCTAAATGTAACCACGTCGTCTGGATCCTCGGTTGTTCGTCAGACGTTCCGCAACTTCCCGTATCAGCCCGGAAAAGGGTTGATGCTGATGGCCACATTCGTCATGAATGCGGCCAAGACGGGGTTGCGGCAGCGCGTGGGCTACTTCAGCACGCAGAACGGCGTGTTCTTCCAGCAGGCGGATTCCACCAAGTCCTTTGTGCTGCGCTCCTACATTAGCGGCGCCACTTCCGATGCGCGCACGGTTACTCAGGCGAACTGGAACGGCGACAAGCTAGACGGCACGGGCGCCAGCGGCATTGTGCTCGATGCGTCCAAGGCGCAGATTCTGTGGATGGACTTTGAGTGGCTTGGCGTTGGCTCTGTACGTTGCGGTTTTATCATCGACGGGCAGTTCATTCTGTGCCACACATTCCAGAACGCCAACAGCATCTCTACGGTCTACATGACCACGGCCATCCTCCCCGTCCGGTACGAGATCACCAACACCGCCGCTACTGCGACCGCATCCAGCATGCGCCAGATCTGCTCAACCGTGCTTTCTGACGGGGGCTATGAGCAGACATCTATTGAGCATATGGCTCGGCGCACGTCTGTGCCAGCAGGAAACTTCATCACAACCGCGTTTTATCCGTTGGCGTCTATTCGACTGGCATCGACCGCTTTGGGCTCTGTCGTTATTCCCATCAACTACGATTTCTTGCCGACAACGGTGGATAACTACGAAGTCGCGTTGATCAAGAACGCCACGCTTACGGGCGCAGTCTGGACAGCGTCAGCCACTGATGCAAACGTCGAGGTGGACTACACCGCCACGGCAACAACTGGCGGCACGATCGTTTCTAGTGGATACACCTCGGGCAAGTCTGGAAGAATCCCGCTAAACAGCACAAGCCCGTACAACTGGGATTTGCAACTTGGCGTGTCTTTGGCGGGTGTGAGCGACACTTACACCTTATGCGCACGGACACTTGCCAGTACTGGTGGCGGATGGGGCGCAATGTCGTTCTACGACCTCACACAGTAACTTTGCCCTTGACACCCGACATGCTAAACTTTAACAACCCCTTTTCTGCGAGGCACCCATGAGCCTTCAAGCTGCTGCACAACATCTTGCGTCTAGAGGGAGGGGTGAAGACTCGTTGCTCGTCCACATGACCCCCGGAGAAGTTCACGGACTTCAATCCTTGGCGATGTCGCACGGCGGCAGTCTGACGCGCAACCCTGACACTGGTTTGCCTGAAGCGGGATTTCTGAAGAACCTCCTCCCCACGCTGATCGGTATTGCCAGCAACGTATTTCTTCCGGGCAATCCCTGGGGGGCTGCCGCAATAGGTGCAGGGTTAGGCGCGTTGACCAACAAGAAAAACCCTTTGATGGGGGCTGTTCTAGGCGGCATCGGCGCATACGGAGGTGCACAGTTGGGGGCGGGGTTTAGCGCTTCGGGCGCTGCTGCCGCTACAGCAGAAAATGTCGCACGTATTCCTCCGGGAATGCAGGAGCTTGTCAGTCCTGAGTGGACTGCTGCCGCTGCCGAAGCCGCTGCCAGTGCGCCCGTTATTCCAGCACCCGTTGTTCCGGCACCGGATGCCGGCCAGTTTATGAATGCTGGGATGTCCAGTCCGGAGATGGCGTCTGTTACAGCCGAGGCCGCTATCCCCCCGCCTGCGGCACCTGTAGAAATTGCTCCGCCTCAAGGAACGGGCCAAGGGTTGGAAGATTGGGCAACTATGCCCGCCCCAGGGGCTGCTGCCCCACGCGGGTTCTTCCAAGGTGTTGATGCGGCAATTCAGAACCCCTCGCAGTTCGTTAAGGGTATGGGGGGCGGCTCGAAGCTGTTTAATGCGGCAACAATGGCGGCTATGCCCATCACAATGGCGCCCCCCGAAGAAGCCCCAACAGCGCCTAGAAGGGGTATTAAAGCCTTAACAGGGAACACCCGCTACCGGTACGACCCTGGCTACACTGGGGGTGTGCGCATTCCGGGGGCAGCGTACTCTAGCGAGAAGCAGTACTTCAACCCGCGCTTCATAGAAGAGTCGTATGCCGGCGGCGGGCGTGTCGTCATGGAGCAAATAGCCGCAAAAGAAGCCGCAAACCGGGCGGCCTATGAAGCCGCTTTTGCTCAAGCAGGGCAGCCTGTTCCCACGGGACGCCAAGTACAAGCTCCAGTACAAGCCCCCGTACAAGCCCCCGTACAAGCCCCCGTACAAGCCCCCGTACAAGCGCCAGTACAAGCCCCTGTTCAGCAGCCAGCACCGTCTGAAAGCGGGATTGCGCAACTTCCAAGATCTGTACCGCTTCCCCAGGTTCGGGCTGACAGCGCTTCAGCGGATAGGGTTGGAACACTTCCTGTAGCACCTAGTCAAATGCCGAGACAGCCCGGACAAAACCGTTCCGGTTATCAGTATTTAATGGGGCAACGACCGGGCGGAGACAGTGCTAGTAACTACCAATATTTGATGGGGCAGCAGACTGGTGCATCGCCGGGCATGACGCAGATTAACGATGAAAACTACCGGTACCTGATGGGGCAAACGGCGGCACCATCAAGAAACAACTACAAACCCCCCGCCACAATGGCCGAGATCGAGGCTGCGTATGCCCCACAAGCAGCAGCAAACACTGTTGCCGAAAGCACGGCGTGGCTCGATGATCAAGCACAACGGTCAAGTCTTACACCGGCAGCTCGCGCGTATCTGATGGCAAATCCGGATGTTCTGGCTTCCGCACAAAACAGCGGCGGCGTGGATCCTGGAGCGTTTGCGTGGTCACACTACGTTAAGCACGGACGGCATGAGGGGCGTGATGACCAAGGTCTGCAGCAGGAGCGCTACGGCGGTAACAGCAGCGACAATGGCGGTGGGCAAAAAGCAGGTGGTGACTTGCGTACAGGTGGGTTCATTGTTCCTGCCGACGTCGTCTCTGCACTCGGCAACGGCAGCACGGATGCGGGCCTCGAATTGTTGATGCAGAAGTTCAAAGCCACGCCGATTGACGGCCCTGGGGACGGCATGAGCGACTCGATCCCAACCACCATTGAAGGTAAGCAAAGGGCGCGTGTGGCCCGAGGCGAAGCGTACTTGTCTCCTGAACAAGTTCAGCGGGCGGGCGGTACCAAAAAGCTGTACGACCTGCTTGATCGGATTCGCCAGAACGCGCACGGCAAGACTACGCAGCAGCGCCAGATTAACCCTAACAAGGTGCTTAAAGCATGAGCGAAAATATTACCTATACGTCGAACATACCCGAGTATGCGCAGGCACCGTTTGAGCGGGCCGTTAAACAGGCAGAAGCACTAGCGAATCAGCAGTATCAACCATACCAAGGGGAACGGACGGCCCAGTTTTCTCCTTTGCAGCTTCAGGCGTTTCAAGCAGCGCAAAATCAGCAGGTATCACCTTGGCTAGGACAGGCTGCGGGCATTACGCAGCAAGCGTCATTGCTTGGTTTGAATCAGCAATACAACCCTAGTCAGTTTTATGCACAACAGGTGCAGCCAGGGCAGATCGGTGCACAGCAAGTAAACGCCGGACAGTTCGGTTTCGAGCGCGTAGGTGGTGGCCCGCAAGTTTTGGCAGACCGCATTGCAGCCGGCCAGATGGGTTTCGAGCGTGTAGGTGGTGGCCCGCAGGTACAAGCTGACCGCATTTCTGGGGGCCAGATCGGTTTCGAGCGCGTTGGCGCAGGACAAGTCGGTACGCAAGGATTCACAGCTCCAGGCGCCGCTGAAGCGTACATGTCTCCGTACATGCAGAACGTGGTCAATGTTCAGCAGCGCGAAGCGCAGCGGCAAGCCGACATCGCCCGTACACAGCGTGGTGCCCAGGCTGTAGGCGCGGGGGCTTTTGGTGGTTCGCGTCAGGCCATCATGGAGGCGGAAGCCGCGCGTAATCTGGCGCAGCAGAAGGGCGATATCCAGTCGCAAGGGCTGCAGTCGGCTTACCAGCAAGCCCAGTCCATGTTCACGTCCGATCAGGCGCGAGCGCTGCAGGCCCAGCAAGCCAACCAGCAAGCCATGATGCAGGCCCAGCAGGCCAACCAACAAGCCGGTCTTACCACGGGCCAAGTTGGACTGCAGTCTTACATGCAGGCACAACAAGCTAATCAGCAGGCGGCCATGCAAGCGGCACTTGCCAACCAGCAAGAGGCTCAACGCGCAGCGCTGGCTAACCAGCAAGCGGGACTTACTACCGGGCAAACAAACCTGCAGACCATGATGCAGGCACAGCAAGCCAACCAACAGTACGGTATGCAAGCACAGCTTGCAAACCAGCAAGAAGCACAGCGTGCGGCTCTGGCCAATCAGCAAGCGGGCCTTACTACGGGTCAAGCGGGTCTTGGCGCGTACATGCAAGCGCAGCAGCTCAATCAGCAAGCCGGGTTGACGGCGGGGCAGGCGAACCTGCAAGCCCAGATGCAGGCGCAGCAGCAAAACCAACAAGCAGGGCTTGAAGCCCAACGATTGTCTGAGCAGTCTCGCCAGTACGGTGCAGGGTTCGGGCAGCAGGGGATGCAGGCAGCCCTTCAAGGCGCCAATCAGCTTGGCAATTTGGGGCAGCTTGGCTATGGGCAGCAAATGGGCATCATGAGCCAGCAGGCGGCGTTGGGCGGCGCTCAACAGCAGCAAGTGCAAAACATGCTGAACACGGACTACAACGCATTTCAACAAGCACAAAACTACCAGTATCAACGGCTTGGGTTCTTGTCCGACGTTCTTCGCGGTACTGCAGGGACTTCGCGCACAATGTACGAAACATATACGCCGCCGCAGCCATCAACAATGCAGAATCTGGTCGGGTTGGGTTCAGCGGCTTATGGCATTAGCCAGATGGCGGGGGTCGGTAAGGCCAAGGGCGGCAGCATCAAAGCTGCGGGGCTTAATGAGTTGGCCTTGTCTCGGATGAAGGGGTAAAAATGATTAACGCGAACCAAATCACATCACGTCTTCGGATGATGAGCGATCAGGAACTGCAACGCTTCGCTGAGATGCACAAGCAGGATCCGTACATGTTCCCCCTGGCGTTCAACGAGAGCAATATGCGCAAAGAGATGCGCTCCGCTCCCCAAGGACAAGGTGCGGCTCCCCAGGCGCCAGTGAACCAGCAAGCCTTGGCTGCGATGCAGCCCGCGCAGTTGCCTGAAGACCAGGGTATTGGTGCGCTGAACCCCAACATGCAGTTTGCTGATGGCGGTCTGGTGTCGTTTGCTGGCGGTGGCGAGTCCACAGTCGGCCCGTACTCTC